ATCATCTGACGGCTCATCACTTCCTATGAAGGCGTTAACATCAGAGAACTCTTCGTTTGAGCAGTCAAACTCTAAACAATAGCCGTGGAAGCCAACCATTTTCATACCTTTAGATAGGCGTACAGTATCGCCCTTAATGAATACCCCCTTAGAAGCAAGAGCTTGCAGGGTATCCCGGTAGTTAATTTGATATTTAATACAATCGTTCTTGAAGCTAGCTGCAATAATATACAGCTTTTTGGTATCGGGCTCATACCGTATGAGTAATTCGCCTTTCGGCTCCCGCAAGGGTCGCAGCTCCATCTTACTGCGTTGGTCTACCGCATCGTTGACTACCAAGATATTTTGCATATGCCGGTAGATGTAATCACCAAGGACAGATACCGAGTCTGTAGTGGGGGGAGAAACTTCCTCCCTAAGAGCAAGGGTTTTTTCTTTGGCAAACTGGTAGATCGAATGCATATCCCAATCAAGAAGCCCAAGCCTTTTAGCAATCATCCCACCAGCCAAATTAGACGCATCAATAGCGGACCAGAAACGCTCGCGGGGTGTGAGTTTTAACTCTTTATCTATTTTGGCTTGGGTAAACAGTAGTGTTTTGATCGCCTCTTCTCGGTTATTAACTAGCCACTCCGCGTATATAGGCCCAGCGTGTCCGTAGTTCTGCATAAGCTGGTGGTCAAACATATCCTTGGCGAACGAAGGTTCGATAGCATCGGAGTGATCAATCTTGAACTCCATAAGCCGCATAAGCTCTCCCTCTGGAGACGCCTTAAGGGCGTAAAGTTTTTCGTAGAAGGATGCGTTAGACGAGCATAAGGCGATTAATTGCCATGTAGTGGCGTTATGGCGCAACTGGTTGGTGGAGCTTTGCATGCGGTCCCGCCCCCGCCCTTGGGACATACCATAAGCTTGGTCAGAGAACTCTTGGGGGGTCGTGTTCGTCATCTCGTCGCACGTATAGGGTAGGTTACCCATGACCCCCATGCGGTGTATTTTAGCCAGTGGCTTATCTGATTGCGTAGAGCACAAAAGGTTCGGGTGCCCCCATACGCTATTACACATATGCAAGATGGTAGTTTTACCGGTACCCGACTTCGGGTGCACTACGTTTATTATAGCCCCCCTCTGCCCAGTAAACTTAAAGAGCGGAGACCCAAACGCTGTAAGCATGGCAAACGCATGAGCTTCCAACCCGGGGCGTCCGTATAATGACGCTACTTCTTTCCACTTATCTAGGGAACCAGTGGTTCCAATGTGCGCTGCAATAGGAGCGGTAGTAGATGAGGGTGGGCTGTGGAAAGTACCCATTGCACTTATCTCTTTATCCCCAACAATAAACTTGCTGTCGTTATCCGCCCAACCAAACTGCAATCTCATATGCTCAGCTTTCTTTGTATGTTGAAGTTTGTTTATCGCTATAATTAAGTAGTCTGTAAGCAGGGCAAACTGCTTAGCGCCGCAGATAACCCCCCGCGCAGCAAGTGCTTTGCGAAACTCTCCGGTATCTGCTGTCTTGGTGTTGGGGATAATAAACTCCCGTACCCCGTCCGTGGTCGTGTGCAACCGAAAAACTAGTACGTCAAACTCGACGGGGTCGTACATACGCTTAACGACATAGATATCGCGGTCGTAGACTAGGGTTGGTACACTCTCGTCGCCTTCACCCCTGCGGTAGATACCGCCTTTTTCCCCACGGAAGTATGGGTCTGGGTATTTCGGAATGACGTAAGTCTCTGTAATTGAATTTCCATCTTCTGGGTCTGCACCTATCGTAACGACGGCTTCTTCCTCAGCTTCCCGTATCTCTCGGCCCAGCACGATAGGGCTCTTGATCTTGCCCTTGAACGCACAGCCATCACAGCCACCAGGGTTATTACGCTCAAAAACGTCACAGGTGTGCGGCCCAACAATATGCCTGATCTTGTCGGTAGTAACGTCTGGGTCGTAGCCAGCGTACCCCTCAGATATCTTATGGATAGCCGTATCTCGGTCATCGCAGAACTTCGCTACGGATAGAACGTCGAACCACCTTGGCTCGGATATCTCTGCCCTGTGCACGTAGCAATCGAGTATCTGGGGGCAGCCTTTACCGTTGGCGCTACGCCGCATAATCTTGTCGAAGCTGGACATATTATTGTCCTGCAGGGACTGCGCCAGCGGTGTTAAGGGTTCCTTCTCCCACTTCGTGGGGATTATTTTGGGCGTAGTGTCAGCCCCAAGGATACTAGCAAACGCCTCAAACTCGATAGGGGGTGCGGTTGAAAGCACCGTTACCTCTGTAGGTGGGTCATCCTTATAGTTCAGAGTACCCGGCACCCGTAGCACCCGGGCCACTTCAAAGCAGGCGGGGTCTATATAGAAGTCATGTGTTATGCAAAGCTGGTGCAGCCTAGCTGCTACCGGTTCCCACTGTGCGCGGGTAACATCTTCCGCCAGCGCCCAGTATACGTGTACCCCGCGCCCTGAGTTAACGAGGATAGGTTTGGGTAGCCCGACGAGCCCGCAGAACTCTTTGAGGGCACTAGTCCCCGCCGCCTGCGTTAGATACCCATCGGGTCTACCCGTCTTAGCGTTAACACGCGCCTTGGCTTCACCGCAATCGATATCGAGCCAGAAGGCTTTTAGGCTCCGTACATTGTCCTTAGTGCGATTCGTCTTGGTGGCAAACTTGGCTACACCAAAATAGACATTGAACTGGTTCTTACTAAAATCTTGTATGGCGGAGTCCGCCGCTGCGCGGGTGGCAACCATATGTTGGCGTACCCCCACACCTTCTTTGATACCAAGCACAGAGAACCACCCTTCAGATGGCTGAACTGCTTCTAGGAGATCAAAATCAGGCATGGGGACTCCGTCAACGGAAGGGCTTTCCGAGGGTAGGGGGTTACAAAAATAGGAAAAGCTTTAGCCCAGCACGTGTAAGTAAGCTTCTACCGCAGGAACAAACCTAGCGAGCGGTACAGCCTTACCCGAAAACCAATTATACAAGGTTTGTCGGGACACCCGTAATACCCGGGCTGCTTCGATAACAGATACATTCTTGTCAATGCAAGCTCTACCGAGACGGACACCGATACGCTGCGGGTCAGCGTCCTTATTATGCTGTGTAAGCCTAACGCTGTAACCAATACCCATAAGGTTAACCCACGCCCCACTGATCAATAACAGACGCCATATCCGCCTTCACTGCTACAGGTGCTTCTACTTTCTTGGCCCGCTTGATAGGCTCAGCGGAGACAGGTTCCTCGTCTTCAGGTTCATCAGAACGAGAAATAACTGGCGCAACTACGGGGGACGGCAGGGTTGTGACCCTATCCACCTGAGCCACCGTAAGCATGGTATATGCCTTGGTTTCTGGCCGTGCTTGAGCAGGGATTACCTGCTGTTCTTCGTCCCGCGTGATATTCCGCACCGGAGTGAATAACAGTTCCATAGTCGAAGCGTTGCTATCGAAAGAGATATTAGTAACTACGCGGTCAATCGACTCACCGTTTTCAGATAGGAAGTTTTTATAGCTCTCAAACGGGTGCACATTACCAACACCCTTACCAAACAGGGACTTGGCTGGGACGTTGAACTGGTAGACTTCACCAGTCGCGTCACCCTCGACCAGAACAGCGATGCGGCGCTGGTACCGGCAAGCTTTACCACCGTTCTCGCCAGACCCCTTCACGTTCTGCGGGCAGACCGTACAGCTAGTTGCCTGCTTGTTTGACCCCCCCGCTTCGGGGGTATCGCCTAGGTTAGACCAGCAGTCAGGCAGCGTGGGTTTCGCATTAGGGTCATACTTATTAGCGTAGTAGGTGCGGGAAACCTTCGGCAGGGCGTGGAGAATGATAACGTTAATCTCCCCCCGCACGGCGTTCCCGATCTGCTCGCCGTTTACGATACGCTTGAACGTACCATTGGTGTTGGTCTGGATACGGCGGGTGGTAGCCCCACCACTGGACAAGGATTTAGCAAGGTCAGTAAGACCGCCTACACGGTCAGCGGATAACTCATTTTGGTGCTTAAAGATCGTCAGATTAGACATAGGTATCCTCTTATTTAGAAGTCGGTTTGCGAACTTGAATGGTATATTTACGGTCTGCTTGCAGACCCATTGGGAAAGCGTCCGGGTTTTCCCCTAAAAACTCTTTCATATGCCCGTTGTGGATACGCTGCTCCAGTAGGAATGGCGCATCATGCTCTCTGATAAACTTATACAGAGATTCCCAATCGCTCGTCCAATACCGGGATGTGATACGCCGGGAAACAGTCCCCGCAGAAGTCTTAAGACCATCGACATTCTGTTCGTTGCAGATTTCTAGAAGCTTGTTAGCGACGAGATCGAACTGTTCCTTAATAGCTTCCAGCTCGGCCTTATGCTGCTCTTCTTTTTGCTCGATGGCGTTGCGAATCTTAATGTATATAGCCACCATCTCCTCGATGGTTTGGTCTTGCTCAGTCACACTTTGCTCCTGTGATGGGTATACCCCTACCATAGCCTCTTGTTTGACATAGTCAAGGGGTAACCCCTATCTCTCGGCGGTACAAGTCAATAATTTGCTCATGGTTGGTGATGTTGGTTTGCAACATATTATACAACCGTTCTTCCGCCTTACTGCCTTGGATATGTACGATCTGCATGGCGTTCTTCTGACCCGGGCGGTTAATCCGCGCATTAGCCTGCAGGTAAGTTTCCACACTCGTAACGGGTGCGTAACAGATAATCGTATTAGCTGCCGTCAAAGTCAGACCATGAGACGCGGCCTTCGGTTGGATGATCAGCACATGCGGGTCTTTCCTGTTCTGGAAGTCCTGCACGATATCGCTGCGCTTGTTGACTGGCACCTTGCCGTTGATCACCGCACAGGAAATCTTATGCTTCTCTAAGTGGGCACGTAGTAGCTCTATGGTGTGTGTAAACGGCACAAACACGAGCACCTTGTTAGAGGCTTCCTCGATCACTTCCATAACGACGTTAAGCCGGTTGCTCACATCGAACTCCACAACCTCGCCAGTATCCGTGTAGACCGCACCCCCTGAAATCTGCAGGAGTTTGTTTATACGTACCGCTGCATTAACCGCAGATATCTCCTCTCCCGCTGCTTCGATAAGCATGTCGTTTTTGAGCTTGGAATAATATTTTTGCTGTTGCGCAGTTAGGGGGGCATCGCGCTCTACGTAGGTTACATCAGGTAGATCAAGGCATTGGTCCCTTTCAAACCGTATGGCGGGCTGCAGGATTTTATGCACGATCTCTTGTGACTGGGGTCTTGGTTTCCATTTGAACTGGGTAACCTTGTACATAACGGAGTCGCGGTAGATGGCTAGATTACGAGGGGCACCTTCTGGGTTAACCAGTTTAGCCAGACCATATGCATCTATTGGGGATTGAGCAGCGGGTGTACCCGTCAACATCCAAAGACCCTTTGCTGTGCCGAGTACCTCACGCAAGATTTTCCAGCGGTTAGTCGAGGCGTTCTTATAGGCGGTAGCCTCATCCACGACGATCAGGTCAAAACCCCCGGCCATAACCTCATCCTTAATGACAGCTAGACCGTCAAAGTTGAGGATCACAAAGTCCGCCCCCGCAGATAGGATTTTCTTCCTTTGCGCCGCATCTCCGTGCGCTACAGAGCAGCTACGGTGCATGGCAAATTTGAACAAGTCTTGCTGCCACGCAGCTTTCATAATTGAGAGGGGGCAGAGGACCAGTACGCGCTTAATGCGCCCCTGTTTCATAAGATAATCCGCTGCCCAGATAACCGATGCGGTCTTTCCGGTGCCTTGCTCATTGAAGCAAAAGGCTTTTTTACGCACAGCCAAGAAGGCAGCCGTTTCCTTTTGGTGAGCAAACGGTTGTAGTTTGCCAGTCCATGTGTAGTCCGTAAGGATGGTCATTATTTTATGGAGTTGTCGCTGTTTCTTTTGAAGGAACGATTAGCATGGACACTTACGCTGCGAAGGTTGCCACCTTTATTAACACCGCCTTTAGATAGCGGCTTTATATGGTCTACATCTTTGCCATCGCCTTTTCGGACTAGGCCCTTCTTCATAAACATGGCGCGAGCAGCATTGCGCTCTGCGCGGTTCTTTTTTTGCTTTTCGGTGCCTTGGTACAGTTCATACTCCCGGCGGTAATCTCGGGGGGCTTTACTTTTTATAGGCATGTTCGGCTACCTTTTACGGTGGTGCTCGCATTCTACCACGGGGCACCAACCACACAAAGGACCAGCGTTTGCGTTCCATACGTCGGACTCGAAGGCCCCGTCTAGGCGATCTAACTCACTGTTAAACACAGCTAGGTAGGCGTCCCGGCTCGCTACGATATGATCCTTATGGATGAACTCATTGCTCACCACGTAGGCTAGTGCAGACTTAACTCTAACAACATCAGGGAAGTGCACGAAGATAGCACCGGCCAGCAGGTCTAGCTGTTTAGTATCCGCGTACTTCGCATTCTTTCCGGTCTTATAGTCAATCAGGTAGGCAATGTTACCACGTATGATAACTAGGTCGGCAATGCCGCGCCACCAAACGTCAGGGTCAAAGAAGTTACAGGGGTAGTAATTACCCCCCTCCTTACGAAGCCCCAGCTTCAACTCGGCGTGCTTATCCCCCGATATAGCTTCAAGGCTATTAACCACGGGGGTCATAAACTTGAACTTAGGAGGGATAGGCACGCCGGTCTTGATATAGTCCTCAGCAGCTTTGTGGGCTTCTTCGCCATAACGGGCAGCGTCACCCGCCTCATCCTTAACGTCCTTGGCTACCTTAAGGTGGTAGTACTTCTTAGGACACTGGTCGAAGGTCTTGATGCTGCTATAGGACCACGCAACCATTAGTTATTCCTATTACGTAACAACATTACGCCGTGCGCGGCGTTGGCCGCATTAGTGGCGGCTTGTGAAAACCGCATAGCGTCGGCACTGTCAGATGCACCTGCCGCCTTAGCAATCAAAACTAAAATGTCTTCTATCGTTTGCTTATGATCGTCCATCGGGTTCTACCTCCGAAAATGCGACTGATCCCCGTCGCCGGGTTAAATATTATTACCTTATCGCTGCTAAGGTACAGGCCCACCAACCGGATATGTCGCACCGACTGGTGCTTGGGTAACGACCTTGGTCCCGACCGCCACTGCAGCACCCTGCACATCTTCGCTAATAGGCCCAAAGCAGTTAGCCAACTGCACACCGTACCAACCATGAGCGCGGTGGGTCTTGGTGCAAGCGAACGAGAACATGTTGCTGATGCTGGTGGTTGGCGTCCCGGCAGTTGTGAAGGTGCGCGGTGTGGCTACGGTGTTACGCTTCCAGGCAGGAGCTTGCGGAAAGTCCTTACGGATTTGATACAGCGACCAGACTTGGTTAGGCCCGGGCTGAGCGCAAGAGCCTTTCATATTACCGCCGGTAACGTTGGCAACAGACGGGCCGTGCAGCACCGGGCAGACCGCAACCGCTTCAGGGTACAGTAGGGTCTTGCCGCCAGCAGCGTTAACCGCAATCAGCTTGCCAGTAGGTTTCGCGGGGGACGCAGCACATAGAGCGAACTCTTGATGGCAGAACATGACGGCATCGTTGGCGTGGGCGGGGAGAGCTACTGGCAGGGCCAGGATAGCGACGGCTACAACTAGTTTCATAATGATTCTTCCCATTTTAATTTGCCATTGTACAGGCTATCGTTCCACTTCTGAACTATAGCCATCGTGTACTTGCTGGCTTCTTTGAAGGTAAACGCCAAAGGCGGCAGACCCATCAGCGCTCGTTTCCGTAGCTGCACTGCATGGTTTACGTAAGCGGGGGTAAGAAAGCCATACCCCCGAGCAAGAACCTTCCCCGTTTCATCGGAGATGGTATACCCCATCTGGGGTGCACCGTAGGCTGGTTTGTAGGTATGTATTTCTGAATTAAGCATATTATGTTTGCTCCATAAAGCTGATAAGTTTTTCAAGGTAGTGTAGGGCTTTTTTCAAGTCTTCAAACCCGCCTTTATCTTTGTAACGCGCCATATACTTAATGACGTTGCCCCGTAGGTAACCTTCGAACTGCTCTGCACTCATCCATGCTTGCATGGCATCCCAAGGCTGAACGGCTTTAGCTTTGTAATGAGTGCCGCCTACTTGTACGCTTCGTATTGTCATTTCAGGTTACCCCCTGATCTGACGATGTTGCCGCCGTACACATATGTGCCGACATGCTCTAGCTTAATGAACGGGTTGGCAAAGATTTTTCCACCGTGCTTCCGCCACAGCTCACAGAAATGGTAGTCTTCTGAAAGCAAAGCGCCCGTGTCATCGATACTTGTGGCAAAGAACTCGTGGGTTAGAGGCTTTAGATATTCACCGGCTTCGTCTTTCACCGTACCCGTACGGTAGGTAGGTACGTGTGGCATGAGGTGTTCAAACACTGCCCTCTTGATAAGCATGAAGCCTGTGCCGCCGTGGCGGACTTCGATTAGGCCGTTGTCATCCGTCAGAGCATTTTCATTGCCAATCATGTTGAAGACGAACGCACCGCTAAAGTCCCGTAGGTTGGTCTTACCTTCTGAAGCTGCTCTTTCAACGCGGTCCCAGTCAACTTCTTTCTTTGGGTATATGCCGCATACAATATCTTTATCAGCGGCAAATAGCGTAGCGATAGCATCAGCACCGAACGAGATATCCGCATCAACGAACATCAGGTAGTCGTAGCCGCGCTCTAAAAAAATACGGGCTAGTTCATTGCGAGCCCGTGTAATCAGGCTCTCGTTCATCATCTGCGACCAGTGTACCGCAACACCCAGCTCCCGCATCTTGTGCATGGTGCCAAGCAAACCAGAGACGTAGTGCCCCACACACATACCTCCGTACATAGGGGTAGCAATCATAATACTAGGGCGTTTCTCTTGCGGCTTAACCGCTACTTTAATCTCATCGCTCATTGCTCGTGGGCCTTTTTCTCAATAATTAAAACCATAGCTTTACCTAGGGTAAGGCCCGGGCGCTTGGCCATAAGCTCTAATGCCAAAGTGTGAATTATGTCGCACTTGTGGTACGCGACGGCCTTGTCTTTGGCCTCATCGCTCATGGTTTCACCTTCTTAATAGCCATCTGGTATCCGATGGAGACGAACGTGATCTCTTCTGCGAACAGGTTGACGAACATATCCACTGCGATCTTGGGGCGGTGCAGAACGTCGCGCGTATTACCGTCGCCAGCCCATAGGTAGTCGTCAAACACCATAATCCCGCCGTCTTTCAGGAGCTGCCACGCTATGCAGGCATCAGTCAGCACATCCTTCGCAAGGTGCGAGCCATCGATATAGATGAAGTCAAACTCCAACGCCTCGCCGTAAGCCAACGTGGCTAAGAGATTATAGCTAGTACCCTTAAACTTCGCGATCCTGCGGTCAGGGAACTTCTCGTGTAAGAGGGCTACGTTGCGGTCAAACCGGCTTTCCGTGCTGGCCATATCCTCTGGCGTGTGTTCCTCACCACCTTTCCACGTATCTATACAGATAATCTTCCCGCCATCCTCAAGTATGTGTTCAGCGGCCCACACTGCAGACCGGCCCTCGAACGAACCAATCTCTAGGAAACTCTTACGTGCGGGTAGGAGAGGAATAAACTGGGTCCACATCTCAGGTGCCCAGTAAAACCAGTCTTTTGTAAATTCGTAGTCGGACATGTTTGATCCTTAAAGGAAACGACGGATGGAGCGCATGAGCCCGTTGTTACGTTTGGCGTACTCTGCAGCGGTATCGGGGTAGTGGCAGACTTTGTGGTGGTGCCCACAGTAGGCAGCGCCTTCCTGCCAGACCTTATCCCCACACATATATTGCAGGTCCCCATCTCCGGGGATGACATCTACCTCTATGTACCGGCATTGGTTTTTATTAATATCGACCAGCTTTGCTGAATTGGTCTTTGTCGGAATCGGATACACATCTGCCTTCGGTTTCACTTGCATCGGAACCCTCGGTCTAGCTAATGGTTTTACCGGGCGTACATATTTCTTAGGCGCGCTGATCCCGGGCGAGCGAGATATAACCCCCTGCGCCTTCAACCGGAAAAGCTTACCAATCACTGTGTTACGTGTAACGCAAAGAACTTCGGCCATAGCCCGCGCTGATAGCTCCTTTGCGTGGAGAGCTATAAGTTTATCAACCTTCTCATCCGACCAGATTGTCGTGTGCTTAGAGGTAAAGCCGCCGCTCATTTTTTCCTGCTCCAAATTAACACCGGGGTTTAACGTCCCCCGGCCAGACGGCCCGCTCAGTTAGGCGGATCACACATGGGGAGAACATGACCACCACATGTTAATGACCCAACCGCAGACTGCCAGTGATACTTATTACGCCTCGGAACTGGCTTGGCGGTCCCAACACCTTATTTATAGTCCAATTATAGACATTGTCCAGAATTATTTAACAATTGCCATAACTTTTTCCAAAGCCTGCTTCGCAGTTCAGTGGAAGCTCCAGTGCCCAACTGGGTCGTACCCTCATAAGGGTCTTGATATCCTCTAGGGCAACAGCCGCATCTTCTTCCGGGACTACGCAAGCTATGGCGTCGTGCACCGTCATCACAACCTTGTACTTCTTGGCAACCATAATCATCTGCTCACCAATTATAATTCGGGCTAGTGCTTGGCAGATATTCTCCACACACTTGCCTCCGTATATTCGGCTAAAGGAAACCGACCTACCCCGTACCGTGTCATATATGAATTGGTCTTGGCCGCTTTCTTTATCTATAACTGAGCGCAGGTTGGGGTAGCGTAAGTACAACCCATTGGGTAGGCGGATACCTGCTTGCCCCTCAACAGCTAGAACGCCTTCACGCCCAAGGATTATGTCTTTATCGTCTTCCTTAACGTTTATATCCGCTATTACAGCTAGTACCCTACCAGCACTCCGCCACAGCTTAGGGATAGCTGGATAGGTCTCTCTATAAACCTTGATGATCCGCTCGCACTCTTTCTCGCTCAGGTCCACGTTGAAAGTCTTTAGCTGCATACGGAACTTAGCTGCACCCATGCCGTATCCACAGCCTAGTATCGTTGTTTTTCCTACAAACCGCTCACCATCAGTGATCTCACTCTCTGGCTTGCCATAGATGGCGGACGCCATAATCTTATAGACATCCTCACCACGGTCGAACGCATCTACTAGGTCGTTCTGTCCAGCCAGCCATGCCAAGGTCCGCGCCTCAATCTGGCTGCTGTCGCTATCAATCATTACGTAGCCTTCGGGGGCTACAATCGCATACTTAAGCGCGGAGCTACGCGGTATGTTCTGCATGTTCACTTTATCATCACCCCCCCACCTTCCAGTATGGGCAGCGTAGTAGCGCAAGGGGATAGGCATTTTACCTCTAGCCGATACACCTATAAGGCGCTCGGTACGGGTTTCTTCGAGCGTGGACTTCACACCTAATCGAGCAGCGACGAGGGCTTGGATAACTATGTCCTCGTGCTCCAGTAGCGCCTTAAACCCCTCATCGTTCTTGCCAAAGGCATAGGTGTCTTTACCTGTAGCGGGGCTGATCTTCATAGGTGGCTCAACCCCATACTTAAGTAGGGTATTTGCGAGTTTTGGATTGCTCATTAAGTCTTCACGTTGGACTGTAACGTCCAGCATGAGCAGGGCCTTAAGGTATTGTACGTCGGCCAAGTGTCTATTTAGGACGTTCACATCTAGCTCTAGTACAGGTTCTGTAAACATACGGATAGTTAGGTCGATCAGTCTAAGCTCGTTCAGTGGGAAGCCATCTACCAGAACCCTAAACAGACGGTAGGTAAGCTCCACATCTTTTTGGCAGTAATCCAGATACCGTATTAGCTCGCCCTCGTGGAAGTCTCGGCGGTGTTTACCTAACGCAAAGACAACCTCGTTCCCTTTAGTGCCAATATTAAAGTAATTAGATAGGGATGCGAGGGAAACGCCAGTTACCGAACCAACAAGCGCACGAGCCATAGATAGAGTATCCACTATACGCTTGGGTCGGATATTGAAATGCCAGTTAAGTATTGCCATATCAAACATGGCGTTGTGCGCTACGGCTACAGAGTTATCCCAATCAAAGACGTGAAGGAACTCGTCAATGTCGTGCCAATTACCAGATAACCTATAAAAGGCACCGTCGTTTACCTTTACAACTACACCAATAACTTCGAAACGAGGGTCTCGGATATATTCTTCTGTTGTCATCTTGGAGAGGCTATAGTCTTTGGCGTAATAGGTTTCGAAGTCGATGGTCAGGATATCCACCCGTTTTAGTCCTTTCATGCAATGGCTGTGTAAATGGCTTTATGCTTCCGGGTTCTTAATCCCTATAGCGTTAGCTTTAGCTAGTAGCTCCTTGTACGTCGGGGGCTGAAGCTTGATTCTTGCTAAGACTTTGTGGGCGCTTCGCCCTCTACTTGCTTCAAACGCAATCTCCTCCCAACTCTTACGGGTAGCAAGTTCCTTCGTATCTTCCAACAGCTCGCGCATGACATACTGCGTGAAGTTATCACCTTGGATGGAGTGATACTTATCTAGTAGCGCAGTCTTGTCTTCCTCGGACAGGAAACCTCCTTTGGCTTCAAGAATTTTCATTATCCCCTGCCACCTGCCGGGTATCCTACTCTGGTCTTGCACAAACATATCTGCAAACTCTTCGGGGTGGCTGTCCATCCTAGCCAGCAGCATCTTTACACCGTCGTTCATAGTCCGCTCCTCACTCGCCTGATCCACTCGGGCACGTTGTCTATGCTCTGTTCATTCACCACAGCGGCAGCACCACCAGCACCACGGATGCGCTCGATCTCTCGGGCCTGCAGGTCTGTTAGCCTACCACCACCTGCCTTGCATTCAATGGCCAAGAACCTACCAGCCACACAGCAAATGATATCAGGTACGCCGCTGCGCCCCATACCGTGCGTGGCCGGGAAGAAATAATAGATGCTCTCCTTCTTCAGGATAGCTACCACTTTGTCTTTGATTGCTTTTTCAGGCGTCCGCGCCATCTGTCGTTCCCTTTATGATGATATCCGCCATCTCTTCGATGAGCGTTTCCTTGGTCATAGGTAAAACGAGCTTTGACATATCCCTGAACCCCTGTCTGGTTTCGAGGTAGTCCCACAGGGCCAGTGCAATTTGTTCAGGCGTCATCGGTCGTTCCTAACCTACGTTATAATGTTGGGCAAAGTCAAAAGTTATTTTTCCGGGAGGGGAAAAACACTATCACTATCATTA